GCTTCCAATGCCAACACCGCCAAGCTGAACGCCGAGGTAGCCACGTCAAAGGCCAATACGGCCACGGCGAACGCCATCACCGCGACGAACGAGGCGAAAGCAGCCACCACCAACGCTACCGCCGCCGCCACGAAGGCGAACACGGCGGCCACGAATGCCGATAACGCACGTGTAGGCTTGGAGACCTTGAAAGCGAACACCGAGAAGGCGACGCAAGCCGCCAACACTGCGGCGAGTCTCGCCAACGATAAGGCCGTTTACGCCAACACGCAGGGTAACTTCGCCAAGACACAGGGTGACCGTGCGCAGGAGCTGGCCGACCACCCGTGGAAGGTTGGCGATAACGGCAACTGGTGGAAATGGGATCTGGATGGGGATCGGTATGTCGATACGGGCATCCTCGCCAAGGGAGGCGTCTTGTACCCGACCTTCACGATCAACCCCGCCGACATGACGCTGGTGATGTCCTACGAGGACGAGGTGTCACCAAACCTTGTCAAGCTCAACCAAGAGACCGGTGAGCTGTATTTGAACGTATGACCAAAAAAAGGAAGGAGGAATTATAATGAGTCAGATAGTATTGGGGAAGGTGGCGTTCGTCGATAAGGGCGTTTATGCCACGGCGAGTACGTATAACACCTTCGATTTCGTCGTCACGGATGATAGCTGCTACCTCTGTGTCAAGGACGGAAACAAGAACCACCCCTTGACCGATACGGCTTGGTGGAAATGTATCGCCCGTGGGACGCAGGCCACGGAGGCGGCCCGGACGGCCTTGGCCGAGGCGAACAATGCCATCGAGGCCACGAGGAACGCTCTCTCTGCGGCCGGCTTGGCCAACGCCAACGCGCGGGAGGCGAAGAGACAGGCCGACTTGGCCGGTCAAGCCTCCGATGATGCCCTTGCCGCCGCAGTCGATGCCGAGGCCATGATCTCCGAGGGCAAGGCGCAGATAGCGTCGATGAGAGCCGCCGAACAATCGCTGATGAGCCAGGCGTTATTGGCCCCCACGAGGATGGAGTTGAGATACGTCAAGAGGATAACGTTGGGGAATACGGTCGCCCAGAGGATAGCCGTGAGTTTATTCCCGGCCTATGTCCTTCCGAACGTGATCTTTCAGCAAGCGTTTTATTCCGGGGATGCCCTGTATGTGGATCCACATGGGAACTTGACCGTTCGTAAGCCCGGCACGGCGACGATCCACGTTATCCCGGCGCAGAACACCTCGCTCGCCCAAACGATAGAGATCGAGGTCACGGCCCCGGTTATCCGCAAGGCCGGTAGCGTGATGAGATTTTTATCCGGTAGCCGGATACGAAAGGTATAATTGTTTAACATTTTAATATACAGAATCATGTCATTAACAACAGCAGAGGAGGAGAAGGTACGTGCGATTATCACGGCCTTCGATAACGGCAAGACGATCGACCAGCTGCCCTTGGCCGACACGAACCAGTCCTCCAAGTATTTGATCGAGGGAGTGTCCAAGGAAACGGGCGAGTCGGTTAAGATCCCTTTCGCCGATGCGGTATCGATCGTGAACAAGCACGTCGCTATCCGTCGCTGGAAACGTGGTCAGGGCACGCCAGTCGGCGAGGCTTACGGTAATATCGATTTCCTGCGGGATCTTCCCTCCGTGATCGGTCTGGGCTGCTACCTCGTGTCCGTTGACCGTAGCCGGCGTAAGCTTGACCCGACGAACCACCGTCGTTTCGCCGACGGCAGTCCCGCTGCCTTGGACGGCACGATGGGCGATTACCTGTGGTGCTGGAACGCCCACTACTACTCTTGGTGGGTTGACTCCACCTATTATTACGAGGCTGTCAGCCCGACCCCGATCGAGGGTCATTTGAACTATTACATCCCGGCTGGGGGTACGTCGGCCTTGGGAGCCGGCGTCATGGACCGTACGAGCGGCACGTTGGTCTCCGTCGTTAGTGACGATCCCCGTTATCGTGGCGGGAACAACGACGCGACGAGGGACGGGAAGCACAACACGCAGCTAGGCATGGTTGCCACGAACATGAACGCCGCGGCTTTCGGCACGGCCGCCCGCAAGAAGGGTGAGGGCTGGGAATCCGGCTGGTTCGTCGCGAACAGCGTCGTCGGTTATCTCTACCGCCTTATCATGGGTACCCGTGATTGCCAGTCCGCGTTGAACCCGGTAAAGGACTCCAATGGCCTATATCAGGGCGGTACCGGTAAGGGAGTTACGGAATGGTCTTGGGATCCTTGGTCGAGCCATAACGGTGGTTTTCCGATTATTCCGACGAGCGTAGGGATCGAGTTGGGGGACTCGGTCGGCGTGAGCGACTACGCCGTGAAGGGCTCGGACGGTGGTACCGTCCACCAAGCGCACGTCCCTAGCTTCCTAGGCTTGAAGAACTTCTACGGGCATATCGGTCTGATCGAGCGTGGCGCTTTGATAAACAAGCTGTCCGACGGTAGCGGAGATTATTATGTCGCCCCGTCCCTTTACTCGGCTTTCAACATCAACTCGATCGAGGGTCTGATAAAGGCCGCGAAGGTTCCTAAGAACGATCCCAGTGGCTGGAAATATATCACTGAGCTCAGTATGCAGAATCTATGCTCCGCCCCGACTGTCGCCTCCGGCAGCTCCAGCACCTATTATTGCGACGGTTGGTATAACGACAACGCTACATCCGGCCTTCGGTGTCCGTTCCGTCGTGGTCATGCGAACAACGGTGCTAATGCCGGCTTAGCGTACCTCAATGGTAACAATGCGGTCTCGAACGCTAACGTGAACTGGTCGTCGCCCCTAGGATATGCCGCTGATTTATTCAGTAAGAAGAAGTGGAGGAGAGACCCTGTCACTGGACAAAAAATCAAGGCTAAAGGTATAGTCCCGGTAGGTTGATAAACCGACGGCTCATGACCCGATGGCGATTGCAGACACTGGATACTAAAAGACACTTGGGACACCATGAGGAGAAAAGGTGACTTTTCCGGGGATATAGCCCGGAAAGAAAACTATTACAAGGCTTTTGATCATGCCAGCAAGAACAAGCATGGCAAAAAGGCCATAATAAAGTTCGAGGCGGACTTGGAAAAGAACCTTTCCGATCTCCTATACTCTTTTGAAAACGGGACGTTCGTAACCTCCCCGTATCGTTTCATGACCGTCCATGAGCCGAAAAAACGTCTTATCGGGATGCTCCCTTTTCCGGATCATGTCCAGCACTGGGCGATGCTCAATGAGGTGGAGGATTATTTTACGAGATCCTTCTCCGCATATACCTACGGAGGGGTGAAAGGACGCGGTCCCCACGCCTACATGAGGATGATCCGGAAGGTCCTGAGAAAATATCCGGAACGTACCACCGACTATCTCCTGTGCGATATCCACCACTTCTATCCGACCGTCAATCACCCTGTACTGAAAAGCCAGCTCAGGACACGTATCAAGGATAATCATTTATTGCGAAGGCTTGATGAGATCATCGATAGCGTCGAGGGGGATACCGGTATGTTTCCCGGCACGAAGCTGGCGCAGTTCTTCTCGCTTGTCTATCTTTATCTTTTCGATCACGATTTGAAGCGGTGCTTCCATGTCGGGGAATGCCCGGCTTTGGTTGAGTACTACACGAAAAGATATATCGAGGAAAGTATCGCAACGGCCAAAACAGAACATGATTATGAGGAGTTATCCAAAGGGATCCAATATCTCTCGGACAGGTTCAAGGGATATCTGAACCGTCTGGATTTCTGCTACCGTCTCGCCGATGATGTCCTGATACTGCATGAGGACACCGTATTCTTGCACCTTGTCATCGAGTGGATCGGTCTTTATTACGCTAACGAGCTTAGGATCGGTCTTAACCCGAGATGGAAGATCGGGCACGTGACGGACGGTGTCGATACGGGGGGATACGTGCATTTCCCGGATCACGTCCGTGTCCGGAAACGTAACAAGGTGGCTCTCTGCCGCCAGATAGCGAGATTGAGAAAGAAGGGTTTGCCGGACGAGGAGATAAGGAAGAGGGCCTCTTCCCGTATAGGCTTCATCCAACACGCTGATACGAGTAATCTATTAAATAAATTAGGGATGGAAACACCAAGGAAAAGACTGGGACAGGTGATAAGGAATAAAAAAAGTCCGTGGGAGGATCTCCCGGCCGACCGGAAAATGAGATTCGAGGATATACTTTATGATACCCGGATACCGGAGGACCGGAGAGGCCCCGAGGAGGACAGGCTGATCGAGTTGATCGATTATAAGATTGAGGATAGCAAGATCGAGAGAAACGAGGACGGCACGCCAAAGAAGTGCCTCGCCATACGTTTCCGATGGAAAGGCGAGGAGCGTTACGCTTTCACCGGTTCCGCCGTCTTGATTGATCAGGCGCTCACGGACTTCTCTCACGAGGACTTGCCGGTGGATACCGTGATAAAGGTGCTCACCAACAAGTTCGGTAAGAAATTTTTCAGGTTCACTTGACCCGTGGGGATCGCTCTTGGCCGATCCTTCCGGGTCAGCTAAAAACATTTAAATATATGGAGACAAGAGCGATTTACACGGAGAGAAAGACATTCGTAAAATACGATGACAACCATTACCTATTGTACCTGAACGAGGAGGTCTTGGAGAACCACGTTCCGGAGGGCCACGGGGGCGAACCGGAACTGGAGCCTTGCACGGCTTACGCCTATACCGGCACGTGCGAGGATGGCGGTACGCTGGTCGAGGCGACTTCCGCGAGTTATGACAGTCTCGTGTCCGGATTGGTCCGGAGAGAGTATTCCGCCGATCGGGTAGAGGCGATAACGCTGAATAAATTGAGCTCGGATAATGAGAGAAAGGCCGAGTTTGAGGCCGAGTTCGCCCGTTTGGAGCGTTACCGTAACGACTGCAAGACGAGGGTGCGTGCCTTGCTGGGTATGCCCGAAAGCGTCTCGAACACCCTTTAAATACCGTTCGAGATGCGTATCTACGACAAGACGGGCGAGGTATTGCTTGACATCCCGGTGGACGATGACAGCTATCGTTACCGGGCGATAGCGCAAGCGAAGAAGGTGGAGCTGCGTTACTCCCTAGTGGATCACGTGGAGCTGCCCACCGGGGCGTATATCGAGTATCAGGGGGAAAGGTACACGCTGTGGTACCCTTCGGATTTCAAGAAGGAGGGCACGAGGGTCTTCGACTATACCGTCACCTTCGGCGGCAACGAGGAGATCCTGAAAAAATATAAGTACAAGCTGTTGTCCGACAAGCCGTACAAGCTCAAGTTCGTCATGACGGCCACGCCGGGGATGTTCATGGAGCTGCTGGTGGACAACTTGAATCTTTATGATTCCGGCTGGACGGTCGGCACGGTGATCGAGGCCCCGGAGAAACTGTTGTCGTTCAACCACGAGAGCTGCTGGGCGGTCTTGGGGCGGTTCGCGCAAGAGTTCGACACGGAGCTGGAGATCGTCGGAAAGACAGTTCACTTGCGCAAGGTGGAGTACTTCAAGGATGCCCCGGTCGCTCTCAGCTATGGCAAGGGAAACGGTTTCCTTCCGGGTGTAGGTCGCGCGAACCAAGGCGATAACCTTCCCGTGGAGATATTGTACGTGCAAGGCGGTGAGCGGAATATCGATTACTCGGCCTATGGCAGCCAGACGTTATTGCTACCCAAGTCGCAGGAGCTGGAGTACCAAGGTCGACGGTACAAGACCGATAAGGACGGGATGTATGTTACCCGTGCGGACAGGCCCCTTTCTTCCCATAACGAGGACAGCTACGACGCCAGCGACATCTATCCTTCCCGTGTCGGTACGGTGAGTAAGACCGATACGGAGCCGGGCAAGGACACGGACGGGAACGAAGTCACGTTCTACAACTTCTATGACTCATCGGTCCCCGCCAACCTCAATTTCGAGGATTGCCTGATCGCCGGCCAGACCATGACGGTTATCTTCCGGACTGGCCGTCTGGCGGGCCGTGAGTTCGATGTAAAGTACGTGCATGACGGTCGTAAGTTCGAGATCGTCTCGTCCGAGCAGGATGGTATGACGCTGCCGAACGCCTCCCTGTATCCGGAGGTCGGCGACAAGTACGCCGTCTTCAATATCTCCCTTCCCGCCGCCTACGTATGCGACAACGCCACCAAGACCGGGGCGAGCTGGGAGATGTTCCGGGAGGCGGTACGCTGCCTTTACGAGCGTGAGGAGCGGCAATTCACGTTCGGCGGAGAGCTGGACGGCATATGGGCCAAGAAGAATTGGCTGGCGATCGGCACCAAGTTGGTACCCGGCGGTTATGTCGATTTCAGCGACCCGCAATTCCAGCCGGACGGCATCCTGATCCGGATCACCGGGGTGAGGGATTACATCAATAGGCCCCACAGCCCGGAGCTTGAGCTATCCAACACGCCGGTAGGCGGTTTCCTGTCCGATGAGCTGGGAAAGCTGGAGAGCGAGGAGGTGACGAACGAGACACGACACAAGCAGGCCGTATCGTTCACCCTTCGCCGTTGGCGTGACGCGGTGGAGATGCAGGGGATGCTGGAGAAAGCGTTCAAGGATTACGGCAAGGGGCAGGCGATGTCGTGGCTTCGCACCATGTCGGTATTGGTGGGACATGAGTCGTTGCAGTTCCGTTTCGTCAACCGTATTCCCACGGAGGACGGACAGGCGGTCACCGAGGTGGATCATGCCTTCACGTATGACGGGCAGAGACGTACGCTTACCACCCCCTCCGGGATCTTGCAGCACATGACATTGGGGATAGACTCGCTCGCACCCTCCCACAAGGTGACCGAGTACAAATACTGGAACATGGCGGCCTATACGTCTCCCTATTTGGGGGATGACACGGAGGCCATGTATCTATACGCCCGCTGCGCCAAGTCGGGATCGGCGGGCACGTTCTTGTTGAGCAAGGAGCCGAGGGACTTGGACGACGGCTCGTATTACAATCTCCTTTGCGGGGCCTTGAGTACAGAGGTGGACGGCCAGCGCAGTTTCTCCACGCTTTACGGCTTCAGCGAGATCGGCCCGGGCTGGATGCGGCTGAACAAGATCATCAACACGGACGGCACGCAATACTGGGACATGCTCTCCAAGGCGTTCCGGATCGGAGATAATAACGCCTTCCTCTCATACGACCAGCGAGACGGTCTCGTGTTGAAAGGCAGTATCTACCAATCGCCCTCCGGCGAGATCGACTATCCGGAGGTGGATCGGGGCGCTTACTCCGATAAGTCCGTCTATTACCCCGGCGACAAGGTATCTTACGATGGTAACGTGTATAAGTGTATATCCCAAACCACGCCCGGAATTGCCCCCGATGACACGAGGCACTGGAAAAAACTCGTGGCGAAAGGTTCGAACAGTTTCAAGAGCACGGTGTTCATCCGCACGAACGCCACGCCCGCTACCCCTGTTGGCGGCTCGTACGCCTCCCCGTTACCGACCACGGCGGGATGGAGCGACGGAATCCCATCCGGTGAGGCGATGTTGTGGGCCTCCACCCGGATCTTCTCGTCAGACGGGAAGGATCCACAGCAAGCGGCGTGGACGACCCCGAGGCAAATGACGGACACGGCCGATTTCGACGTGGAGTTCTCATCCGTAGCGAACCCGTCGGCCCCAAACGGTCATCCTAATACCAATACCCAGTGGAGCGACACCCAAGGTACGGACACTATCTGGATGGCCACTAGCACCAAGAGGAACGGAGTATGGAGCGATTGGAGCGTCTCACGCATCAAGGGGGAGGAAGGCAAACCGGGAAGGGACGGGATAGACGGCACGGATGGCGAGGACGGGAAAGACGGCGATCCCGGTCCCCGTGGCGATCGTGGCCCCCGCTGCACCTACCGTGGCGATTACGACTCAAGTACCACCTATAATGGCAGCTTGCTGATAACGGATGTCGTGTCGATCAAGAATAGCGATGGCACACGCACGTATTATGTGGCGAAGGTGGATGACAACGAGCCTGCCTTCAAGGGAAAACATCCAACCAATACCGCCTATTGGGACACCTTCGGGGCGAACTTCTCCAGCGTGGCGACCGATTTGCTGATGGCACGGAAGATAGCGGCCTCGGAGATCGACGTGGAGGAGATCTTCGCGAACTTGGCAAGGATCGGAAACTTCACCATCACGAACGGGAACCTGAACGTGGATACTTCCGTTGCGGATCGTACCCAGATAACGTTCCCGAGTATGCTGACCATCGGGAAAACCACCCAGTACGCCGGCCAGTTCGGAAACCGTAGCTCGTGGGGCGGAGTCTTTTTTGAGGGATATGGTCCCTATTTTTACGACATGGGAGTAGAGAAGATATTGTACCGGAGAGGAACGGGCGTGGTATTCAATGCCCCGGGATATACCCAGTATCCGGATCTGTGTGTTAAGATAGACAACGGTAACGGTATATACGGGTGGTCTACGGGTGGGGGATACCAAAACTTGTATGTCAATAACGGAGCTCCGTCCAATTGTAGCGTGTTCCTGACGAACTATACGGGTACGCAGGCCTCGGATATTCGCCTGAAGAGCGTCTTCTTCGATATCCCGGGCGTGCTGGACAAACTGGAGGGCATATCCGCCTTCTACTACACGATGAAGGAGGACGAGGACAAGATCCTTCGCATCGGCGTGTCGGCGCAAGCCGTGCGTGAGGTGCTCCCCGAGGCGGTGCGGCTCATAACACCCGATAACGGGGATTCCTATTACGGCGTGGATTATATCCAGATGCTGACCGCCTTCGGGATCAACGGGATCAAGGAGCTACACGCCAATGTCAAGGCGCTGGTAAGGCGGGTGGATGAGCTGGAGAACAGATAGAAAATATTATAAGCCTTTATCGGGGGTGGGCAAATAAAAGTCCCCGTATATATTAAAAGAAAACGAGTTATGGGAGTTGATTTGAATACGATATTGGCGATAATCGGTGCGATGGGCGGGATCGAGGGGATAAAATGGGGCATCCGTGCGTGGGCGAACCGTAAGACTAACGCCCGTATAGCGGACGCTCAAGCTGACGTGGAGGAGTTCAAGGCCTTGCGTGAGTATAATGAGTTCTTGCAAAAGCAGTTGTCTGAGAAGGAGGAACGGTTCGTTGAGCAGACCGGACGGCTCCGGCAGGTGCAGGACGAGCTTTTCACCTTAAAAGAGAGCTACTCGGACGTGAAGATAGAACTGGCTTTAAAGAGGTGCGAGAAAAAGAAATGCGGCGATCGTGAGCCGCAGAACGGTTATTAATGAGGGAGGATAAGGAATGAGAAATAGTAGTCTGCCCAGAGGGTTGAGAAACAACAACCCCGGGAACATCAGAAAGAATAGCGATGTCTTCCAAGGAGAGAAGACAAGCTCAGACAAAGAGTTCAAGCAATTTAAATCGATGGCATACGGTTATAGGGCGATCTTTAAGATCCTGTCTAACTATTACCGGAACTATAAGCTGGATACGATCCGCAAGATAATAGGAAGATGGGCACCGGAAAACGAGAATAATACGAACGCTTACATTAAGGCCGTATCTGATTATGCCGGTATCTCTGCCGATGATCCGATCAATGTAAATGATCGTGAACAGATGACCCGGATCGTCGCCGGCATGAGCAAGGTAGAGAATGGGAGAGAGGCCGATATGCCGGACGTGATAGCCGGATGGAACTTGCTATGACATGCGTGTTGGCTTACATAATAACAAGCTAAGAGATCTTTGACGTGTTTGATTGCTGTTTTGCAAATTAACAATTGATCCTTTTGCAAATGTTTTTTTATTTGCTAATTTTGTATCGGTTGTATATCAAATACATGAAATAGTTTTATGCAAATGATGAAAAAAATGTATGCAAATGTGTAATCAAAAAATAATGATGCCTAGCGTTGGTTTTGATATGCCTATAACCGATCTTGTGCTTGAGCTTGAAAAGTTAAGGTACAAGATATTGGAGGGTACTACCCATCCATTAGTGTTTATGCAGATGAAAAGTATATTTCATATGCTTGAAAGTATTGGATCTTCTCGTATAGAGGGTAATAATACGACAATTATGGATTATGTCGAATCCACAAAAATAAACGATGGCAGTTTTTATCGGAATGAGCAGATCACGGAGATTTTGAATATCGAAAGAGCAACATCTTTTATTGAAAACGTGATTGATGACACGCCCATTACGCTAAACTTTATCAGAGAGCTTCATTCTCTCACAGTAGATTCTCTTAGCGCAAGCAGGGAAGGTTGCTATACCAAAGGTGATTTCAGGGAGTGCAACGTAAGAATAGGAGGTTCGTCGCATACCCCTCCTGATTACTTGCAGGTGATTCCATTAATGCAAGAGCTTGTCGATTTTGTAAATGAGGAAACAAGACCTAAGTTCGATTTGATGAAAATATGTATAGCGCATCATCGTTTTGTATGGATACACCCATTTGAGAATGGAAACGGACGTGTTGTCAGGCTGTTCACCTATGCTCTTTTGTTGAAAAATGTATTTAAAAGCAAGCAAAGGATCATCAATCCAACAGCAGTGTTTTGTTCAGACCGGAATGAGTATTACAATTATTTATCATTGGCCGACACATATACGAATGAGGGATTGATAAAATGGTGCGAATACGTACTTCATGGGTTAAAAAACGAGATAGAAAAAATAGACAGATTGGTAGATTATGTTTATTTGAGAGATAACATCTTGCTTCCATCTATGTCCGATTCATTATCAAATAAATATATAACAGATATTGAGTATAATATATTAAGAGCGGCGATAACAAATGAGAGACAAGAGATACAAGCCGCTGACGTGAAAGCTCTATTTCCGGGCAAATCTTCACCAGAGATATCGAGGTTGATACGATCTTTGGTAGATAAAAAGATGCTGGTCCCTGTTTCAGAGAGGGCTCGTAAATATGTTATATCATTCGGTAGCAACTATCTTTTAAGATCGGTCCTTAAATCGCTAGACAAAAATGGATTTTTACCATTGAATGATTAATTTCCATATGACATAAGTTTCTTCTTAATGGGCTAGTCAAAGGCGGCAATTCAACAATCTGGATCAGCCGCCTTTTTCGTATCCGGGCGGTATCTAAATACGGGCACGATCAAATTTTCATGATTATGAAACTTAGATACATTGTATTAATAATGATAGGTATCCTCACCCTGTCCGGGTGCCGGACCAAGATACAGCCTGTCGCTATCGAGAACCGTACTGACTCGATCTACATAGACAAGTTGGTACCTTACCCAATGCCAGCCGATAGCGCTTCCATACGTGCGTTGATGGAGTGTGATGAGAACGGCAAGGTTGTTCTCCGGTGGTTGGATATGGCGAACACGAAGAACGTGGAACTCATGTTCAAGCTGGATAGTCTCGGTAACGTGATCGCCAATATGAGGATTCCTAGGGATACGTTATATCTGCCTTCGAAAGAAATCTACGTGGATCGTAAGGTGGAGGTGCCGGTCTTTGTGGAAAAAGAGCTATCTCGTTGGGAGAAAATAAAGATTGAGGTAGGAGGGTGGGCGATAGGGATCTTATATGGATTCTTGATAGTTAGTATTGGTTATGTGATTGTTTGGTTGATAAAGAAACGTAGATGAACTTTAGGGTTAAAGATCTGTTGGAAGGGGGATTTACAGAATAGCTTGTTCTCTATTTGTAACGGATAGATCTACGTTTTTTAGATCAACATTCCGTAAATTTGTATTGAGTAAGACCGTTTTTTTAAGATTTGAATAATCAAGCTTTGAATATTGCAAGTTAGCATAACTAAGGTTTGCGAATGTAAGGTCTGATTGTGATAGATCTGATTGGTACATGTTGGCTTTGATTAATTTTGCTTTGGATAAGTTAGCCTTAAACAAGTCTGCTTTTGTTAGGTTTGCATTGGTTAGGTCTGCTTGACAGAAGATAGTCTCGATTAAATTTGCCTCAGATATATTCGCATTTTCCAACGTCGCTTTTAATAGATTTGCTTCAAACATTTCCGCCTTAAACAGTATGACCTTATATAAGTCAGCTTCTATCAATTTTGCCTGACTTAGTACTGCTCTAGATATGTCTGTGTAGTGTAAGTTCGCTCTAGACATATCTGTATTTATTAATAATGCGTTAGAAAGATTTGCCCTAGACAAATCTGCTTCTGACATATTTACTTCGGATAGATCTGCTTTAATTAGATTGGTATACGACAAATTTGCTCTGAATAAGTTTGCTCCAGTTAGTTTTATACCAGCTAGATATGCATTAGATAAGTCACCTTCTAAATCAGAAAAAAAATTATCGTCACTATTGAATAATAATAACATCAATGTTTGGATTTCATTTGATGGATTCAAATTAAATTCCTTTTTATAATCATTGATACTTGTAATTGATCTTATATGAGAACATAGAATGTTAAAAACAGTCTCTTTAAATTCATTGGGGTATTCTTTTGCTAGAAAAATAAGGTTGTATACTCCACCAGTTCTGGCAGATTCTTGGTTGCTTCCCAATAATTCCACACCTTTAGCAAATCTAGAATTACGCTCAGACTTGGCTTGTAGCTCTAGTTGCATATTTTGATATTCAATTTGTTTAGACTGTCCATCCAATTGTTTTTCTTGTTGTGAGATCCGTCTCTGATTTTGATATATATTATAAACGATGCCAAATACTCCAAAAATAGCAGTCCACATAGTGAAAAAGTCTTTTAAGCTAAGCCCAAAAGTATAAAGAGGAATGTTTGAACCAATAATGTCTCCGATTAGAATAAGGACAAAAGGTGCTAAAAACAATGAAAGGAGTATTGTTAGTGTTTGTTTTCTTATTTGAGATAATAATTGTGCCATGGTTGATATTCATATTGTTTGTGGACAAAAATACATAACGATTTTGGTGCTTCAAAAGTTTTGTACAACATTTTTGATAGTGTATTTAAATTGTATGCGTAATATCGTGGACTGATATAGTTCGATAATCAATCCACGATATGTTTATAATAGCAACCTCCCTTCCTTCTTATCCATCACCGCATTGAAAACACTTTTATAGGTCTCATACAATTCCTTCCGGCTTTCCGGCCCCGGCCAGTCGGCGAAAGACTCTCCGGCGAAGAATTTCCAAGCGAAGATCCGTTTGGCTTTTTCGGACAACCCTAACAGGTCGACCATATCCCGGATATCTTGCATACGTTCCCGGATATACTCGGTACGGTCAATACTATCATCGGGCTCATCAATAATGTTCAGTCTTCGCCAATCCACATTCTCATCTACCGGGATAGGCTTGTATTTATGCCGGTAGGGAGACGTGTCCGAGGTAACGTTCAGCTTTATCATTTGCAGGATATACCAGTCAAGTTCGGTATATTTACCTTGCTTGGCTTCCATAAGCCGGGAGAGGTGTTCCAGAGGCTTTTGAAGTAGCATACACATTACCTCGTTCAATACGTCAATAGCTTCACTACTCATTCCGGCAAGTGAGCAGTGATACTTAGCGTAATCCAGCCACCTGTCGTAACGTTTCTCAATATATTTATTCAATGCCTCACTTGCCATAGTTGTCTTTATTTGATATATTTGTTGCATGCTGTAATGGGGTGGCGCTGTGAGGCGCTGCCTTTTTATTTATTCTCTTTGTTAGTCTTTATCTCTCGCTATAAAAATGTTATCTTTAGCCTTCTTTTTTATTCTTAGCCCAATCGATAATGTATTCAATACCTGCGTTGAATCCTTTGCTGTAACCATCTTTATATTCATGATTTGATATTCCATGATAGTAAGCCGAGCCGAAGCACAAGGCGAAACCAATGGCTATCAATACCATCCCTGTTCCAAAGTATGGATAAACTAGGGATATATGGAATGGCTTGAACTGGATCGATATTCCAGACGTGAGAATGAATATTAGCGAGATCATTCCGATTATTAACAATGATATTTTAAGCATCTGAACCTCCTTTGTTTACATTGTGCGACATATTCTTTAATCTTGTTTGACTTTTATAATCCTTACATCCATAAGCGGCGAGATTAATGGCGTGCGTACCTATTCCTTGTCCGGAGAAGCATGGATAACGGATACATCTTACGCATTTCCTTCGTGGATATTTATTAGCGTCCTCCCGTTCTTTCAAGCGGTTGATTCCTATGTGTTCCTCTGCCATGGTTATTCCTCCTCCTCGGTCTCGTCGAATATCCGGGCCATCATATCGACGATGTTTGTTTGTATATTGTCCTCCGCGCCAAGCACGGCGTTGCTTATATGTTTTTTCTCCTCGATGATCCTGTAGAGCTTCTGGTCGATGGTCTTGCGGCCAAGCAGGTAATAGCAATTCACGGAGTCCTTTTGGCCGATACGATGTGCCCGGCTCTCGGCTTGGTCGCAATCTGCGTATGTCCACGGTAGCTCGATAAAAGCGACATTGCTTGACGCTGTCAACGTGATACCCGCCGCCGCGGCCTTGATGGAGCAGATGATGACGTCCGTCTTGGGATTCCGTTGGAAAGCGTCTATGGCCGCTTGCTTTTGTTGCATATCTTGCCGTCCGGTGACACACACCGCCGAGGGAAACGCCTGTAGGAGCCGGTCTACGATCTCATGCAGGTTGCAGAAGAGGATGATCTTCTTTCCGTTCTCCCGAAAATCCTTCACGAAATCGATCACCTCTCTCAACTTACCCCGGGCCGTTATGTCCTTCAATATGCCGATTCGTACCATGACCTCGCCTTTCAGCGATTTTTGTACCTTCTCATCGTCGGCCTCCTTGTATCGTCTCAGATAATCCACCAAGTCACGCTCGGCGTCTTGGTATTCCTTGCGGTTGGTGATCTCGCAGGTCACGATCTGCCGTACCTTGTCGGGTAATTGAGTCAGCACCTTGGATTTTTCCCTCCGGAAGAAACAATGCTTCCAGAGCATGAAATTGAGCTCTTTCAAGTTCGAGGCCCCGTGCGGCCCAGAGCAATAGCGGCTCGTGAAATATTTCCAGCCTCCGAGATCGTTCATCCGGTCCATGATAGCGAGTTGGCATATAAGGTCGTTGGGCTTGTTTACGACAGGGGTACCGGTCAACAGGATGATCCACTCTTTCCCGGCGGTGATACCTTTGCAAAACTTGCTTTGTTGGGTAGCCGTTGATTTTACCTTATGGGATTCGTCAATGATCACGCTCTTGAACAACTTGATCGTATTATGGAACTCTACGTCTTTCAGCGTCCATTTCTCCGATTTGTTGATTCGGCGTACGAAATACTTCCGTAGGCTCTCGTAGTTCACGATGAACACATGGTTCATGCCCGTTTGCCAGAAGAATGGCCATGAGGTTCGTACCGAATCGGTCAATACCATGGCTTTCTTGTCCGTGAACTTGTGCCATTCACGTTGCCAGTTGATCTTGACCGTATTGGGGCAGATTACGAGACAGGGGAAAGCGCCGGCCTTGTTGATTGTGGCGATACTCTCAAGTGTATTGTGCGTTACAATATAATTATTTGTCAGATACAAATGATCCGGAGCGGTTACGCTTATACATACGGAATCTTCCTCTCTAATATATTCGATAGACGAGATATACCGTGAACAATAGTTTGTTTTTTTGATGTCCCATTCGGCGGCTTTCCGTTCAAGGTAGAATGGGCAAACCTTGATCCTCACGTTTACTTGAAATTCCACGCCTTTACCCTCGTTTTGCCTATCGTATCTGCGTATGATCGCCTGTCCTCCTAGGGAACGTACCAAAAGGGCAATGTCACGCGCCATGCCATAGGAAAGGGTGCTGTAGGTGATCCTGTTTCTCTTTCCTGATCCATCCGTATCCATCAAACCGCGTAAGAGGTTGATGCGTTGCTCTACCGATCCGTGCATGTATTCGTATGGTATGAATTTCTCTACACTCGGTTTGTCAGCTTTGAGTCGTTTGATCTCTTGGTAAAATCGATTTTCGTGGACTGTCGGATTCTTTGTGATGCTGTATCGCGGGCATGTGGCGTAATCGTCCCGTACCAACAGCATGTCGCTGGGTAAAAGTTTTCTTACCCTGTCGGCAATAGCCGCATCCATGTCCGGTGTAGAGAAAGACAGGCGCCCGTTGCCATTGCAAAGGTGGCCGTCTCCCAAAAGCACCCCCATGATGTAAGGATGAATGATGTATAATCTCTCCTTGTACTTCACAGGTTCACACATTGGGATTTCCCATTTCCGTCTTGTATGGTTATGGCCAAAACCTTTTAGGTTGTAGGTCACGCCGGAATCCATGATCTCCTGTGTTGTCTTGGTGATCCATCCTTTCCCCTTTCTTCTACGGTTGACGTCCCGGACACACCATAGATGCTCTGGGCCGCATTCACAGGATACGCCATCAGAGAACGTCACTTTGAACACGCGGCGTTCTTTTTGCGGGTACACGCCACTTACGGTATATACATTTCCGTCCCTGCCGAATATCTCGTCCCCAATTTGTAACTCTCCAATCCTCCTAAAACTGTTTGGAGTAGCCACGTAACTACTGATTGGTTGTTGTTTGCCAAGTCCCATGTCGTCCCCATTGATAAACCGTTTTAGTTGTAAGCCTCGTGCGATTCCTTGCAGTTGATAGGGGTAAGGTTGTATCTTTAGGCCATGATCCTCGTCCAACTCGGGCATGTCCGGTATTTGATAGGCTATGTCCTCGTCGGTTTTAGACTCGTTCCCTCCCCAGTTGACGGGTTCGAAGTGCCTCACGTAATAGGTGAGCTGGTCTAGCTCCGCCTTGCACTTATTGTTGGCCGGGATCATCCACGCTCCGGTAGACTTGTCCCACCAGCGGACGCTGACGGCTGTCTTTAGCTTGTCAACGACCTGCTGGCGGTACCTGTCAAACCTTACCGCGTAGCATTGTCCCTTTTCCGTGTTTTGTAAAGTGATTTGCATAACGGTTGTTTTTATTATTAGTTAGGCGAACTCGTCGAAGGCTTTCACCTCCTCGGCGATCTCCTTGATCTGCTCTTTTTTCTTCCGTCCCCGTTTCTTAGGCTTCTCTTCCTTCTCGCCCGTGATATCCGATTCCTCCGGGGTATCGAAATCGAAGGATTCTTGCTTGATGCCATATTTACCTTCGAACAGATAAGCGTCCACCTCGTAGCTACATCTACCGATGGCCTCTTTCAACTCGGCTCCGTAAAGGTACCCGTCGCCGGACTCGTCCTCGTATTTGGTGAATGGGACGGAGAGGTTAAGGATCTGCCCGCTCTTCAGGAGTTTTTGCGCTTGGATTGATACGCCGGCTGATTCATCATTACCGCCTTTGCTGTACCCGGTGACGATGATATTCTTTAGCTTCTCGTTCAAGTCATCGTCGGAGGGATTGGCGACATTGACCAATGTAGCCTCGTGCATCTCACAGATTTTCACTACGTGTGGCTTAAGCCGGTTCAACGCGTACAGTAGATCGGGGTGGATAAACTGCTCCGATTCCTTTAGGATGTTGTTCTTGTAGTTCGCTTCCACGAACTTTTCCGTATACTCCGCCGTGAGCTGGTTGTTCTTGATCTTCACTTTCTGGATCTCGTACACGGGTTGCTCTTTTACTAATTCTTCCATGCTCTTTTAAAATTTAGGATTGTTATAACTCTGAGGCGCTAAGGCCATTTCAGCTTTCGCCTTGCTAATTATCGTGCGACACCATTCCAATTGGTGGGTCGCGGTCCGGTTCAATCTATCACACCAGTCGACTAGGTATTGCTCATCCTTGCACAGGCTGTCGATGATAGCGTTTACGGCCTTTGAGGTCGCTCCGGCCCGTGAAGCGGTTTCCCGTAATGTGTCGAATACTTCCGATTTCTTTTTCCCGTTCAGGTGATATTTAGCGTCCGCTAACAGCTTCCCGGTTCGGGCGATATAGACGGCAAGGTCGTTTCCACGTAGGACAGCTTCTTGTACGTCTTCGCTCATTGTGATATTCAGATAAGAGTCGATTGTTGCTAATTCTTCGACAATACTCTCAATTGGTGTAATATTCAGATTCATTCTGTTTATTTTAAGATATACTCATGATTGCAACCGGTACAATGGAGGACAGGAAAGCATTCTCCTTTAACTGTTGTCTGGTATTTTTTAACGACCATTGATGCACCGCATTCCGGGCACTTAGTCGATAATACCCGGATGAACCAGGCAATGATTTGTTTAAAAAACTTCTTCATTTGAATGTTCTTTTGATAATACTTTAACCTTTTGCTGGTAGGCGGCACTAGCTTCTTCTTGTGTTTTGTAATAGCCAATAAATTTAGTTTTCTTGCCTATTTTTATGTATGCCATGTATTTTTTATCCCGTTTATGCCAAACAACTCCTGTTGGTAATCCTGATTTAAGGCTTTTTTCTCGACTTGAATTATACCGTTTACTAACAACCTGAAGATTGTTAATATCATTGTTTAACCTATTGCTGTCAATATGGTCAACAACTGATGCCCCATGACCAACAAAGGCTATAGCATCGATTGTTTTACCATATTTATCCCCAAAAAGATACACAACAAGGCGATGTTCCAGTATGTGATAAGTGACTTTTTTGCCTTGGATATTTAATCCAACCTTGCACACTCTGTATCCGTCTTTATTAATAGCCCATTTGGCTTTGTTTCCAAATGGAGTATAAACATCAAGATTATAAGGATTTATTTTTATCATGTGACTTTTAAACTTGATCTCAATCAATCCTTCTTGGTTTGTTTGTCTTAACAGTTTCATATTCATCTTTTTATTAAGATAGAAATTCAGGAAATCAACATCCACCATTTAAAGGCTAGCTCTTCGTACTTTTCTTTGCCACGTTTATATAAAGTGTCATCTTTTTTTATAGTGGCTTTGAAAATTTGTTGATTCTTTTTGCTTATTGCAACAATAAAATCTTGTTTACTTCCAGCAATGTCCATATACCAAGCTCTTGAGCGATCCCAGTCGAAAAAATCTATGGCTTCATTAAATTGTTTTTGAGAAGAAGCAAAAGTTGTTTTTAAATCTCCTCCAAACCCCATTGCTGAAAACCAGAAATCCCATTTGCAACGAGTGTCAAGTGTGTATTCAAAATTGCCGTATTGGAATTTTTGATTTTTGTTTACCATAAATTTCTGTTTATCGGATTGTTCCAATGCATACTTAATGAGCGGATCGTGTCGGGCTTCCATACGGAGTGACTTGATCATGGCTTGTGCCAGTTCCCAATCTTCCCCGGAATACAATACGTCATCTACCGTATGTTTGTCATATCTTACCCGTTCGGGTTCTGTCAGCATCGCATCCACCAGACTCCCGAATTTGAACGCCTTCTCCTTATCCCCGTATTGCGTACGGGGATAGAGGAGGTTCTTTAGTTCTGTCAGGTCTGAGTTGCTGACCTCAGACCGTTGGTAATACGTATCTTGCATCTTCTTCCTTGAGTTTTAAGTATTCAATGACTGCGAAGTCAAATTCAAAATCGTAAGTGTTATCCATCAGCCACCGGAACCATTTGCGGCCCTCTTCCGTATCGAGGATCTTTTTTAGGTTACTCGGTGTACGCCTGTATTTCCCGAAGTTTATCCATGAGGACAGATATAGCTTTCTCATATCACTTGGCCGTTATATCATCGACATATTTCACGAATGCGGACTGGATTCGCTCACCGTCCTTATTGGCTGTTTTCTCGCAATAGGAGATCATCTTCTTATGGATCTTCTCAAGATCCTCCATGCTCATGTTGATACCCTCACGCATGAACCACATCTGGTATACCTGCATGAATCCTTGTGGATTGGTGACTTGGATCTTTTTCTTGATCTTCGCCTTGGTAGGGGTAGGAGACATACTGGCGGCACTGAAATCGAAGGCTGCCTGTACTTCTGCGGTGGCTTTCTCTGCCTCCGCCTTGGCTCTCGCTTCCTCTTCCTTGCGCTTGCGTTCCAGTTCGGCCTTTTGACGTTCTTCCGCCTCTTTCCGTTTGCGCTCCTCCTCCAGCCGTGCCGCCTCGATTGCGTTGGTCTTGCGAATTTCCTCTTGCTCCTCCAGTTGTTTCCGGAGGGATGGGAGGCGGTCGACCAAGGATTGTTTCAGTCCCTCGATCTCGAAAGCGTATCGATCGGAATATTCTTTTTTCTTTAGGATGGCTATCTCGTTCTTGATCGCTTTGCGGGTCTCACCGTCCATATAGAATGTCTGTTTGTTATCCACGACGTTTTTCACGAAATCCGTCCATGAGAAACCGGTGCTTGTTTGCGTGATCTGCCGGCATACGTCCCCATACGTGGCTAGGGAGGCACGATTGAAAATCCCGTTCAAGGCGTTGATATGCTTCTCGACGTAGGCGGCGTACGTGGTATCAAGCAAGACCGTTATGTCGGCTCGGTATTGGGCTTTCTCGTTCTCCGCCAACTGTTTTTGCCGGGCCTCTTCCTCACGGCGTTTTTGCTCTGCCAGCTTCTTGGCGGCGTATTTGTTACGCTCCATCTGTAGCAGATAAGGGATGGTTCCCTTGGATTTGGCGTCTATGGAACCCTCTAGTGTCGTGAAACGTTTGGATATGGCCGTTAGCATTTGGGTTAACGGCTTCCGGCGGTTGTTCATGTTCTCTACGGTCTTCTTTGACTTCGCAAGGTATTCTTGTACCGCAGTGTCGATCTCGTCCGTGCCGATACCTCCATTTCCCTCAATCGTGTCCAAGAGGGTTTTTCCTGCGTTCGTGCAAGCTGAGACCGACGCCTCATTGCGGGCGAGAATATCCGGGGCTGTCTGTAAGATGCTAATGACCTCGTTAGCCTTGAAAGGTAAATTGTTATTCTGTGTATCCATGTCGATAAAATTTTGAATGTTGATATTGAACTCTTAAAATCCGGCTTCTTCATCTTCTTGTGATATTTGGGCTGTTATACCAGATACGGGTATCGGTTCCGCTTGCGGTTGCTCTCCGAATCCTTGTAAAGGATTTTCCGATTGGGGCTGGAGGGCTTGCGGTTGCTGTCCGGCTTGATTGGGCTGGATAACGGTTGTTTCTTCCAGTCCGTAGTCGATCTCTTGCGGTTCCTCCTGTGTCTCGAATGAGGAGAACTGTCCCGTGCGTACCTTGGGATATCCGTCGAAAGCGTGCTTGATAAGCTTGCTTTCCAAGAATCCCGGATCAATACCTCCTTCGCTAGAGGTATAAAGGGCATTGGCCTTCCCTTCTTTCTGCCGGGTTTGCGGGTTCCATTTCTGGTTGTTCTTAAAGCTGTACGCTTCCAATCGCTTGATATCGCCTTCCATCATCCAGTGCCAGTCCACGGTACCGTCGGAGCGTACGATACGTAAGAAACCACCTATCACCTTGTTGGACTTTCGGGGGCATGCCGCTTGGTAGGTCACGGTCTTTACGCCGTCGATCAACCCGGGGGAGAAGGTATCGCCCTCATAGCAAACCACGGGATTATCCACGTAACGGACTTGTCCGGCACGTTGCCGCATGACTAACTCGCCATATCCGGTGATGGAGAGATAAGCACGTAGTTCGTAGATATCGCTACCGTTGTTATCCTTATAGCCGGTCTTCGTGCTACGGGGAAGAATATAACAGTGCGGTCGTCCTGTCGGGTCAAGTGACAGGCCGTTGACCGCTATATCCAAAAAGCATCCATAGAGGGATAACGGTGTGCATCTTTGCAGTTCCGGCTTGTCTTGTAAGATCTTCCGGAAGTTGAATTTCTCTTTCTCGTAGATTTGCGCTCCTTGGGCGGTACCCCAGATCGCGTTATACATTTGGATGAACTTTTGTTCTACCCTGTTATCTTCCGCTATCATGAGCGGGTTTAGCTGATTCAACTCAGCTACTTTGATCTGAATTAGATTCGACATGATGTTATGTTTTTAAATGTTAGTTACCAATGTTTAGCTATCATGTAAGCCATTGCCGCACATCCGGACGTCGTGATGATATGCAGGAAATGTCCTAGGCAAATAGCCACGATTCCAAGTATGGCGAGCGTTCCGAAAAGGATGTAAAATCCCCACCTCACCGCTTGGGCGAGTTTCCAGTAATCTGTTTTCATACGTCAATGATTTATTAGCAATGCGGTTTACCGTCCGTGAAATAGCGAGTTGGATGGGTATCGTAAACTTCCTTTTGCAACGCCTTGCCAAGGTGCCTTGCTATGTTAATGATTCATTTAATAGTCGTATGGATCCAGGGCGCACTTATACAGGTTTTCCAGCCTGTACTCGATTTTGCCCGGTCGCTTGTAACGTTGTAGCCTACCTTCCGAGACCCATCTTTCCACGTTCTGCCTCCCGAAACGGAGGTGCGCTTCCTTTTGCCCGATAAATTCCCGGATACCCGCTTGCATCCTTGTGATTTGCCAAGCAAGGTATTCGATCTCGATCTTTCGTAAAGAAGGTATGCTTTGATAGGTGTTTTCGGTTGGCATGATTATTCGCCCTTAAATAGATTCTTTTCGTTCGCATATCGCATGAACTCCGCCATGGAGTGTATCGAGAGTTTCCGGAAAACGTTCTTCCGGTGGTTCTTTACGGTGTGGGACGAGATGAAAAGCGTTTCCGCGATCTCTTCGTCTTTCTTGCCATAGTAGCAAAGCTCCATCACCCGAAGCTGGCTGTCTGATAATGTACTGTTGAACTTCGGTTCACAGATTTTCTTAAACCCGTCACATTCTCCTCGTAGAGGGCAGCCGACAAACTCGAATTTGAAATTCCAGTTCTCATCCACGTCTATCATGTTATCGTACAGCCCGAAGTTGCATTTGATAAACCTACGTACAGCCAAGAAATCCCGGTAGCATTTATTCCCGTCGTAGCGGGCGTAATACTTGCGGAGTGCCGCATAAGCCTCCGGATAGAACTCTTCCAAAATCTCAAGGAAACTTTGAATGAAATCCGTATCGGACTCTTTCAACTGGCGTTCCGGCTGTCCCTGCTCTTTGATAGTTACTTCGCCGGAGGGGGTGGTATAGAATTCTATTGCGCGCATACCTTATCCTCCTTTGGGAATAACTCACTGGCAGGAATGCCAAGTTCTCTTTCTATCACTTCTTGGGCTAATGCGTCCGGTTGGTAGACTCCCGCTACCCAACATCTGACGGCCGATTCAGATCGTTTGGTAATGGTGGCTATCTTTTGGATGAAAGCCTTCTTAGGCGGCGTGTTGTCCATGGAGAAGTAGATCTCTCTGAACGAACGAGCGCCAGTCTCATGACCTTGTAGGTTTAATTTTTCCATTTTTGCCTCCTTACATTATTATATATGTTCTGTACTTTGTATTTTCGCAACTACTATTAATCATTACAGGTGCAAATATGGAACAAACTTGTGAAAAATACAAGAATATTTGCGAAAATCTAAATAAAAACTTTTGTTTTTCGCAAATTGATGTGTGGATATTGTGCGTAACTTCATAAATATGAATGTAATAGATAACATATTTAAGATAATGGCTCAAAAGGGTATCAAACAACGAACGTTGGCTGATGCTATGGGTATTGATGAGTCCCAAATTTCTGTAATGAAAAGGGGAAATCGCGATTTGAAGATTTCTGAAGTTGAGAATATCGCAAGTTGCTTGGGTGTTTCTATAACAGACTTGTTTACTTGGCCAGAGCGATATGTGCTGGAGCAATCTGCCGGAGCAAAAGGCTTAACTACCCCAAAAGTTATACTGCAATTGGAGTTGGAAGATAGTGATGTGAAAGCTGATGTGATAAAGTTGGCTTTTGGGGATAGGGTGTTGGAGATTAAGAATAAATGATATGCGATTTCTTTTTTGGAATATCTGTAAGAATAATATTTTTAAAGAGATAGCATCTTTGGTGATAATCAAAGATATAGATGTTTTACTGATAGCCGAATTTCCTACAAATATAGATCCTAAAGAATTAAGGAATGAACTTTTGTGTAGAGGTGTTAGATTTGATTATATATCCCCATATTCTCCTAAAGATAAAGTAAGGGTATATACACGTTTTAGGAAATCATTGATTACAAATATTCAGGATGAAAGTGGTGTAAGTGCAAAAAGTATTTATAGTCCAATTCTTAAAAATAAAGTTATCTTAATAACTTGTCATTTACCAAGTAAAATAAGTAAATCAGATATGAACCAATCAGAGTTGTCGTCTGATGTTAGGGATTTTATTCTAAGAGTAGAGAATAGGTTTAATCATCAATATACAGTGGTGTGTGGTGATTTTAATATGAATCCATTTGATGAAGGACTTATAAAAGCAAAAGGATTTCATGCTATTATGAATAAAAAAATAGCATTGAAAGGAAAACGAAAAATCAATGATAAGGATTATAGTTTTTTTTATAATCCTATGTGGGGCTTTTTAGGAAATGGAGTTGTTTCTGGAACTATGTATTATAATTCTTCTGATCATATAAATTATTTTTGGCATATGTATGATCAGGTTTTATTAAGGCCTGAATTGATCCCATTTTTTGATGATAAAGAGTTGGAGATTGTAACAAATATAGGGAGCGAAAATTTATTATCAGATATAGGTATTGTTAATAAAAAATATTCAGATCATTTACCAATAATATTTACATTAAAAATATGAGATATGGAAACTAAGAGTTTGTGGCCAAAAATTGAAGTTGATAAAAGAGAACTTCCTTTTTCAATATTAAAAAAGCAATCTGATTTATTAAGTGATTTGACAAATGGATGTTTGTGTGGAGAGATTGTAAGTGCTAATAAAAAGGATTTTTCTTCGTCTTTGAGAGAATATCAAACAACATCAACATTTGATTATCGAGTGTATTCTTTTTATATACTTGCCAATGAGTTGTCTGATTATAGATATTTGTTATTGACATTGGAACATAATGTGTTAGAAATATATCCTGCAAAAATAAAAAGCGAAATAGGAGGAATTGATCGTGTTGTCTATAGTGAAGAAGAATTATTGGAGGTTTTATCTTTGGTTTTAGGGAATTCGGTTACAAAGGAAATTATAGAAACATTGGTTCTTCAAAGTAGAGAAATTTGTTTTTGATATTGAAGGCGTTTCACATATAGCGGAAGTTATAGACATTCATTATTCTATTTCAGATGGAAATGTCGATATAATAATAGGTAAAGAACGTCTATATACTGATTATAAAACAGAACTTGATGCTTTGGGAACTCTGGCTTTCAAAACGCAGTTGAAATAATATTCATCTGCGTATGGTTTGAGTTCTTCAAGCTGTTTCTTTGTGAGATACAGTCCTGCGAAAGGAGGTTGTTTGCCTTCTTTCACTTGTCGCATTGCATTAGATACGGCTTTGCGAATTTTAATTTGTTGAATCTGTTTATCGAACAT